TCAGCAGAAGACAAATCAGAATGCAATGCAGGCTACCGGAGAGAAGAAGACCATGCAGCAGTACATAAAAAGCATGGAAGGCGAGATCGCAAAGGCGCTTCCGACGGTAATCACACCGGAGCGTTTTACACGTATGACGCTTTCTGCGCTGTCCGTAAACCCGAAGCTTGCAGGATGCACACCGAAGAGCTTTCTCGGCGCGATGATGACCGCTGCGCAGCTCGGCGTGGAGCCGAACACCGCGCTTGGACAGGCTTACCTCATTCCGTTCCGCAACAAAGGTATCATGGAGTGCCAGTTTCAGCTCGGCTATAAGGGCCTCATTGATCTGGCGTATCGTTCCGGCGAGGTCAGCATCATTCAGGCGCATGTAGTATGTGAGAATGATGAGTTCTCCTATGAGCTGGGCATGGACCCACAGCTCAAGCACAAGCCTGCTACAAAGGACAGAGGCAAGGCAATTGCCTATTACGCCATGTTCAAGACCAAGGATGGCGGCTATGGCTTTGAAGTAATGAGCGTGGAAGATATCCAGGATCATGCTAAGAGATACTCCAAGAGTTATGGCATTGGTCCGTGGCAGACGAATTTCGACGAGATGGCAAAGAAGACCGTACTCAAGCGTGTGCTGAAATATGCGCCGCTGAAATCCGATTTTGTACGCGGCGTGGTGCAGGATGAGACCATCAAGCACGAACTCTCCGAAGATATGTATTCTGTGCAGGATACGACTGTATTCGAAGAGCCTGACTACGTGGATGTAGACCCGGAGACCGGCGAGGTGAAGACCGATGCTTAACGTAGCTGTTGTAATGGGCAGACTGGTGGCGGATCCTGAGATCCGTCACACACCGAATGACGTTGCCGTGACCAGTTTCACGCTGGCTGTTGACCGCTCCTATGTGAAGTCCGGTACTGAACGGCAAACCGATTTTATCGACATTGTTGCTTGGCGCGGTACTGCAGATTTTGTCTGCAGATACTTCCGCAAAGGTCAGATGATGGCGGTTCACGGATCCATCCAGACACGTACATACACCGACAAGGACGGCAACAAGCGCAAGGCCTTTGAGATCGTAGCGTCCGACGTTAATTTCGCGGATTCCAAACGGGAGAACGACGGCAGCAGATCGGCACCGCAGTATAGTGCACCGGCAACGTACACCAGCTCGGCACCATTCATTGAGCCGGACGCGGATAATAATCCGGTGTTCAGCTCTGATGAGTATGAGCCGATCAAGATGTCGGATGAAGACCTGCCGTTCTGAGAGGAGGTGAAAGGTAGATGGCCGATGTCCAATGGGTGAAAATTTCCACGAAAATGTTTGATATGAGCCGTAAGATCAAGCAGATCGAGCTTATGCCGGAAGGCGATACGATACTGGTCATTTGGTTTAAGCTCATTATTCTTGCAGGCAATATCAACGATGGCGGGGCCATCTACATCACACCTGAAATCCCTTACACAGAGGATATGCTGGCGGTGGAGCTCCGGCGCCCGGTGGCTACCGTGAAGATCGCGCTTTCTGTGTTCCGCAGATTCGGCATGATCCAGACGGATGATGCAGGCGTGATGTATCTGGCCTCATGGGAGAAGTACCAGAATGTGGAAGGTATGGACAGGATCAAAGAGCAGAACAGGATCAGAAAGCAACGTCAGAGGGACAGAGAAAAGCAGCTTCCGAGTGGTAATGATGATGCGTCACGTGACGGTCACGTGACAGTCACGCAGTGTCACGCCACAGATAAAGAAAGAGAGAAGATTGAAGATAAAGAAAAAGAATATCATTCATTCAATCAATCGGCATTTTCGACGTCTGATTTTGAAGATTCTCCACAGCTTTCTGCGGAAAACGACCGCGCAAAAAGACGTTTCTTCGGCGGCGAACTTGGAAAAGGAGTTGTGCTTCTGAGTGATGAGCAAGTAGATTACCTGCTGGATTTTCTTTCCGCAGAAGAATTTGATCACTATGTTACCGTGGTGGCCAACAAGGAGCTGCAGGGGCACCATTACAAACGCAAGACGCATTATCAGGCCATTCTGGATATGGCTACCAAGGACCGAAAAATATGACGGAAGGACGTGATAACCATGGGCAAGAAAAAGAAAGCGGAAGCGCTTGGAAATAAGATTCAGGAAGCGAAGTATCATCCGTATACCCGAGAGCAGCTGGAAGCCATGCTCCCGGCAGTCGGTACATATCTGATGCGAACTCCGGCTGCACTGGATGATCAGTATGGCAGAGGGGTAATGCCTCGGAGGTGCGTGGCAGTCGAAGTCAATACCTTTGCACTTTGGTATCGGGTTCGTTTTCTCGGTTCCGGTCTCCATCAATGTTTTAAGGTACCGGAAATCTGAGGCGAGGTGTGTAGCATGGCCGCGAGAAAATCTGTACCCGGAACCGGATCATATATTCAAAGGTTTGTGCGCTGCCCATTTTACAAGAGAGATGACGGAAAACGTACAATCGTCTGCGAGGGAATCGTGGAGGATAGCAGCGTCAGTCTGACTTATCGCTACGACAGCTTGTACAAGAAACAGATGGAAGTCTTCTGCTGTGACAACTATCAAAAATGTGAAGTGCACAGTATGCTGATGGAGAAATATAAGGATCAATGAGAGGATCGGCTGAATGAAAAAGAAAATTGGTAATTTTGAGGTTGAAGAGACTCGTGAAGGTATGATCTTTCGGATGGTTGAACCGGAGCCGAAGCATGGAAAAGAGGTTATCCGGATCTTTTATCCGAAGTCCGCTGCCGGGAAAAAGCAGTGGAACAAGCTGTACGGCACCAATGCTTATTGGGCAGGAAAACATCATGCTGTGCGTGTGGAAGATGCCCGGTACTGGCATTCGCTTACTTGGGCCGCGATGGCTGCGGCACGTGTACGAAAACAACCGTTTGAGCGACCGGTAACCATAACATTCCTGTGGAATGATAAACTGGATCTGGATAACCACAGCATGATGGCGAAAATGATTCTGGACGGACTGAAACCCAAGCTCATTGCGGATGATTCCAGACGCTGGGTGCGTGGTATCCAGCACCTCTGGCACGAGGAACCGTACATAGAGGTTATCATTCGGGAGATTTAAGAACCGAAGTGAGGGGAGGCGAGTAGCCTCCCTTTTTTCGTGTGGATAGAGAGCGAGCCGGTACATTGCTTACAATTTTGATACTGGATGGAGGTGAGAATGTGCCGGATATCGACTGGGATAAGATCAAAGCAGAGTATATCACAACGAAGATCAGTCAGCGGAAATTGGCAGAGAAGTATGGCATTTCAGTCAGTGCGTTGGCTGCCAGATCCAGTGCAGAAAAGTGGGTAGAGCTGAAAGAACAGTTCCGGAACAAAACTATAGCAAAAACCATCGAAAAAACCTCCACCAAGAGGGCAAACCGACTTCAGAAACTGATCGATAACACTGAGAGAGCTATCGAGGTTGCTTCCAAAGCCCTGGACGATTCCAAACAGTTTAACCGGTACATTGTGGAAAAGCGTGAGAAGTATGCTTTTCCGACCCCAAGCGGTGAAGACGGGGATCTGGACGAGACAGCGCTCATCTCAGAACGTCAGTGGGCGGAGGAGCAGATCTTTCAAAAGATCGATACAAAAGCCCTCAAGGATGTGACCGCTGTGCTCAAGGATCTTACGGCTTTAATGCGAGACCTGTATGGCCTGCCCACACAGGCAGAGCAGAAAGCACAGGAGATCGCGGCTGCACGGCTTGAACTGGATAGGAAGAAAGCCGCTATAGAGGATGATAATAAACCGAGTGGAATTGAAGTTGTCATCAATGCAGGGCCGGAGGAATGGAATGAGTAAGCGGATCAGAATAGAGCTGCAGGCTCCTAATGAAAAACAGAAACTCTTTTTGGCAGCACACCAGAAACACGTTGGCTTTGGCGGAGCACGCGGCGGCGGGAAAAGCTGGTGTGTAAGAGATAAAGCGAAGCGCCTATGCCTGAGGTTTGCCGGCATCAAGGTGTTGATCGTTCGCCGAACATACAAGGAGCTCATTAACAACCACATTAACCAGCTGCGCGTAGATCTGCTTGGTGTTGCTGCGTATAACAAGACAGAGAAGGTGTTCACATTCTTCAACGGCAGTACGATTAACTTCGGTTATTGTGCAAGCGACGGCGATCTGGACCAGTACCAGGGCGCGGAGTATGATGTTATCTTCTTGGATGAGGCGACTCAGCTTAAGGAAGAGTGGATCAAGAAGATCACAGCCTGCGTGCGTGGTGTAAACAGCTTTCCGAAGCGGATCTATTACACCTGCAATCCAGGCGGTGTATCGCACGGATATTTCAAGCGCTTGTTTATCGATAAGAGATACGAAGATGGAGAGAATCCTGATGATTACTGCTTTATTCAGAGCCTTGTCACCGATAACATTGCGCTCATGAAGAGCCAGCCGGATTATGTCAGACAGCTTGAGGCTTTGCCCCCAAAGCTGCGTGAAGCGTGGCTGCATGGTCGATGGGATATTTTTGAGGGGCAGTTTTTTGAAGACTTCCGGACCGTTCCTGACCTGGAGTTGTGCACGAATGCAGGGATTACTCAGGAACAGGCAGCAGAACAGCGGAAATTCGTACATGTTATTAAGCCATTTGATATCAACGCCGGCGAGGCAAGAGGCTGGAATATTATGCGATCCTATGACTTTGGATATAACAAGCCATTCTCCTTGGGATATTGGGCTGTCGATTATGATGGCACGCTGTATCGGATCATGGAAATGTATGGATGCACAGGAACACCGGATGAAGGTATCAAGTGGTCGCCGGACGAGCAGTTTCGCAGGATCAGTGAGTTTGAGCGGGAACATCCTTGGCTGAAAAACAGAAAGATTGTGGACAGTGTAGCGGATCCGGCTATATGGGATAGCTCCAGAGGAGAAAGTATAGCGGACACTGCAGCAAAATATGGTATTTATTTTACACCCGGAGATCACAAACGAATCCCCGGATGGATGCAGGTGCATTACCGCTTCCAGTTTGATGAGAACGGATATCCGAGAATGTATGTGTTTGAAAACTGCAAGGCGTTTATACGGACCATGCCTCTCATGATGTATTCCGAAACGCATCCGGAGGATCTGGATACAAAGCTCGAGGATCACTGTCCTGATGAGGTACGCTATATGTGCATGAGTCGTCCGATAGCGCCCATTGTACCGGAAAAGCCCAAATCGATTGTATTTGACCCGCTGAATCAGTTTGACAGCGGACGATCAGCATAAACGAAAACATTTATACGGAGGTAACATACCATGCCTATGACGCCAAACAACATCACGCCGATCCGGGAAAAGACCGGTGTTCAGCCGCCCGACGCAATGCAGGTGAACCAGATCCTGCCGATTGGCTCGGAGCAGCTCTCCAAGTTTACACAGATCCTGCAGGAATACAATGCCGGCAAGCAGAAGACCAAGGCCCGCATCATAGCCTCTGAAAACTGGTGGAAGATGCGCAATGATCTTGAAGAGCAGAAGGATACCAAAATCGGTGTGGACGGTGGCTTTACCAGTAAGTCCGGCTGGCTGCACAATGTCATTGTGAATAAGCATGCCGATGCCATGGCGGCGTATCCAGAGCCTACGATCCTGCCCAGAGAGGAAAACGATAAGGGTGAAGCACAGATGCTGACCTCTATTGTGCCGTGTGTACTGGAACAGAATAAATTCAAAAAGACGTACAACGATGTAATGTGGCAGAAGCAGAAAACCGGCACCGGCGCCTATAAGATCGTGTGGGACACGAGCAAACTCAACGGCCTCGGTGATATTGCCATTGATAAGGTGAACCTCCTGAATCTGTATTGGGAGCCGACTGTAACGGACATTCAGAACAGCCGGTATTTCTTCCACACGGAGCTTATGGATGTCGACCTGCTTGAGCAGATGTATCCGGAGCTGCAGGATAAGGTGAAAGGTAAGGATTTCACGAGCGCCCAGTTCCTATACGACGAGACGATCACCACAGAGGACAAGGCCACGGTGATCGAGGTGTACTACCACAAATACATTCAAGGGCGGAAGACGCTCCAGTATTGCAAATACATCGGTGACCATGTGTTGTTTGCTACAGAAAACGAAACACAGCCGCAGGGCAGCGATATGCAAGGCCGGCCGCTGCCGCCTATGGCTCTTACCGGCCTGTATGATCACGGCAAATATCCGTATGTCTTTGATGTGCTGTTCCCGATTGAGGGCAGCCCGTGCGGTTATGGCTATGTGGATGTATGCCGTAACCCGCAGACTGAGATAGACCTGCTGAAAACCAGCATGGTGAAAAACGGACAGGTGGGCGCGACACCACGCTTCCTGGCCAGACAGGATGCAGACCTCAACGAAAGTGAGCTGCTGGATCTTTCCAAGCCGATCGTACATGTGAAGAATCTGACTGACATGTCGCTTCGCCAGATCGACTTTACACCGCTTCCTGGTGTGTATGTGACCATGCTGGAAAACA